TCAGCCGACCTCCCCGGGGAATTCAAAGCTTGCGACCACTCGGCGACGCCAGGGCGCAGTAAGCATGCTTTCGACCACACCATGGCCGCTATAGGCATGAACAAATGCCGGAAAAGGTGTAAGCTTGACCAGAATGCCAAGATGCTTGGCAACAGCGCGCTTGCGCATCCGGAAAAGGATCAGGTCGCCCGGAGAAACGGCATCCGCCTCTTTCTCGGACAAATGCCGGGCCGCCGCCGCCCAGAGCCGTTCCTTTCCCTGAACCTCTGACCAATCGTAGCTGTAGGCAGGCACGATTTCCGGTTCGCGGCCATAGAGCGTCCTCCACACCCCCCGAACAAGACCAAGGCAGTCTGCCCCCGCCCCGAGGACAGAGGCCTGATGCCGATAGGGCGTGCCGATCCACTCTCTGGCCGTCTGAACGATCTGATCCGCCGACACTGTCATCTCCGGCTCCCCCCCGTATTCACGCCCGATTGACGGGGAACCGACATGACCCAATCCTCACCCGGAATATCCGGGAAACCCTGAAAATTGAGAAGATTGTTGAACTTGAGCTGGCAGGTCTCGAACAGCTTGTCGCACCCGGCTTCAAGCCGGATCATGTCTCCCGGCAAAACCTGACCGCGAAGTGGCTGCCACAGTTGTACCTGTCGCGCCGTTCCAAGTTTTCGGACCTTCTTGACCGCCCCCCAAAGACCGGTCGCTTTTCCCGTCAGGACGGAAAAACGACCGCGCGAGAACCAACCGTCTTCAAAGCCCTCGATTGCATCCCAGTCAAACTGCTGCGCATCGCTGACCCGCTCGACTGCGATGTCTAGCGCATATCCCGGCTGCGTCAGATCGAATGTGCAAGTCGCATCCCCCAGTACAGCCGTACAGGGCTTCTGGTAGACCCGCCCGATTGGCACGTTGAGCTTTTCTGTCAACCCACGCAGCTCCGCCCGGAATGCGCCAGCGCCGCGCTTGATCTCACCGATGTTGCCCCGGAACTGAAGCCAGCGTGAGGACGTGTCCGACCAGTTAACCAGCCATGCACGCACCTCGGCGTCATCGAACCGGCCAGCCTCGATGTCATCCTCGCGCATCGCGGCATCGCTCAGAGCGCCCAATGCCTCGCTGTTGTCGACGGACAGGCCTGTGCTCTGCTGCAGCGCCATTGCCGACAGCCCCGTATTGGCCCGGAACGTGACACCGTCAAACGCCAGATCGCAATCGTGATCGGTAAACCCGTACGTCTCGCCATCGGCCCTCGTGATCGACCAGCACCGGCAAAGCGTCGTGACACCCGACGCCAGATGCGCCTGCATTTCCGCACTCAAACCGCCCATCAGACACGGACCTCGACGACCGGCACGTTCGGCACGTCGCCGGCCTGAAAGCTCGCGACGCTTGTGTGTATCCGGTCGGCATCAAATCTGACCGGCACATCAAATTCGAACCCCGCAAAGATCCGCGCCGTTTCCACCGGAGGCGAGGCAAACGTCACGATACCAGTGGCGACATCCACGTTGTAATCGATGGCTTCCTGCATCTCGTCCTGCTCAACCCCGATGCGCACGGTGCCTGAAACCGGTTTGCTGATCGGACGCTTGTAGTCGTAGCTGCCCGAGCGATAGGTCTTGGCCAGTTGGAAAGAGACGGTATCGCCATCCGCAACGGCGATCACCTGATCCTGAAACGTCGGTTCGACGGTTGCGCGACCCGATTTGAAATCGGACCAGTCCTTCCAGCGAAACCCGTACATCTGTCCACGCCGTGCCTCGAAGAAAGAGATCAGCGTTTCGATGTCATCCAGTGACCGCATCCCAAGCCCCGCGTCATAGCGACGTCGCGAATGGGCCCATGGCGTGTTGCGCTCCTCGAACCCGTTGGCAAGGGTGACGATATCCGTGCGTCGTTCAGGCCCACCGACGGACCCGAAACTCAGGCTTGCGGGAAACCTGACCTCGTGAAAATTCATGCCTCATCTCCCTTAACTTCAGCGGTTCCGGTTACCACGTCCCAGCGCCCTACCCATCTGCGCCGCGATCTGTCCTTGGCTGCGTTGAAAGCCCTGTACGTCCGGCGTGGTGATGTTCATGACGACATTCACCGAGCTGCCGCCGCCCCTTACGCCCAGCTTGCCGTCGGTCCCCCGTGCCAACGGCATGATCGCCTCGGGACCGGCCTCTCCCATGAGCCCGAGCCCGCCGCGCATCGGGAACGTGGTTGCACCCGAAATGATGCCCCCACGGGCAAAGGGCATAACCCTGCCCTGACTGAAAGCGGCACCGTTCTCGAACGGCAAAAGACCCTCGACAATTGAATTCACACCCTTGGCCATCAGCCCACCAAAATGGTTGGTCACCGGACGTATTGCAGCGGAATAAGAGGTCTGGACCATCGAACGCGCCATCGTCTCCAGCGCGTCGCTCAGTTTCATCCCGTCAAAGACCACGCCGTCGAAAGCCCGCCGCAAGCCTTTGGACAGGCCGCGCTCAAGCACGGCGACATCGGCGCCGGTGGCGGCGAGCGACTCTCTCATGCGTTGCAATTCGCTATCAAAGCCTGCCGCCATATTGGCAGCCGAACTCAGGCTGTCTTCCAGCGCCTCGGCGCGATCATCAAGCTCTTCGATTCCGTCTCGGTCAGCCATTCTACTCTCCTGTTACCTCGTCCGGAAAGGCATTCAGCAATCGATCAAGACCTTTGCGGTCCATCGCCCCGCTCACTCCGCCCTGCCCCAGCATCAGCCGAAGTTCGGCGGGTGTAAGTCGCCAGAACTGTTCCGGTGTGAGGCGCAGCCCGTGAAAACCGGCGCGCATCAATGCGGGCCAATCGAGGGCCGTCATGCCTCGCCCGGCACCATGAAAGCGCGAGCCAGCAGTTTGGCCGCAACCCGTGCGGCGGCCATCGGTCCGCCCTCGATATCCGCCGTCAGCAGCGCCTGGGCATCGAGTGCCGATCCTCCACCGCGTAGCCCGGCAAGGATCAGGGCCAACACGTCCGAACTGGAATAGGCTCCGGTTTCGAAACGCTGAACCATGTCGACGAGCGATCCAGCCTTCATCGAAGCCTCAAGCTCTGCCAGCGCGCCCAGCGTCAGCTTGAGCACATGCTCCCGCCCGTCGATCACAAGGCTGACTTCGCCCGAATAAGGGTTTGCCATCTTGTTCATAGGGCGCTGAAGGTCAGCGCACCGGCGCTTGCCAGTGACATCTCGTAGGTCGCCTCGCCATTGTGACTTCCGGCATACTCGATCGAGGTCACCTGAAACGGGCCTTCGACAATACCGAAATCGGGTATGACGATCTGAAAATCCGGCGTTTCCCCGTCAAAGAAAAGCTGACGGGCGCGTTCATCCGTTCCCTCGTCGCGGAAAATGCCCGATCCGGAAATCGCCGCCGATTTCACGCCCGCACCGGATAGCAGCTCGCGCCATCCTCCCTGGCTCTCAAGGCTGGTGACATCCACGGTTTCCGCGTTGAAACTGACCCGCGTTGCGCGCAGACCGGCGATGGATTGAAACTGGCCGCTGCCAGTCATGTCGACTTTGACCAAAAGGTCTTTCCCGTTCTGAGCGCCCATTGTGCCTCTCCAGATTTAAGAATTTCAGTAATCTTCGACGCGTGCGCGAAACCGAAGATCTATGCGGCGGGCGCTTCCTGCCGTGCCGCTGCGCCTTGCGGTTGCGCGTTCGAACCAGAGACCGACAAGACGGCCACGGCTCAGCGTCAGATCCGCGTCCACAAGCGTATCGCTGATCGCGGCCGCAACGGCCTTGGCCCCCGCGTATCCCGAGGCTTCGGTGACCACAGATACGCGAAACCGGTGAATGGCACCGTGCCCCGTCACGTCCGACCGATCGCGCACGTCCTCCTCGCCCAAGGCGATGTAAGTCTGAGGTATCGTGCCACTTGGCAGGGCATCGTATACCGCGCTGCCGACAAGCGACTGTATCTCCGGGTCAGAGCTCAGTTTCTGATAGACCGCCGCCTGAAGCGCATCTCCCTCGCCATAGCTCATGTGACGATCTCCTCGTCCGCAAAGCAGGTCAGGTATCTTCCATTGTCATCGCGCTCGGCCACGGCCCGAATAAGGAACAGCCGCGAGCCTTCCCGAAACCGCTGATCCGGCTTTGGCCGCGAAGGCGCCCCATGGGGTGACCCCCGCACAACGATCTTGTAGCTCATCGCGGAAATCGGCACGCCGGCTTCGGACCTTTCCCGCCCGGTACGGGCGCTGACATTGGCCCAAAGATGGCCAAGCGGCACCCAAACCTCGGCGTAACCGCCACCACCGTCCGGCACACGCTCAAGAGTTTCCAGCATCAGCAGCCGGTTCAGGTTGGGCAAGGTCATTGGCCATATCCCGGTGTCACCCGCAACGGCCGGTAACGCTGAACAAGGCTTGCCACGCCAAAGGGCATGCACCCGTCGCTCAGCACCGTTTCGTTGCGGTATTCATAGTAATGCGCCGCCAACAGCAGCACGGCCTGTGCAAGATCTGCGGGCAAGGCATCCCAGACCTCGGCAAATCCGGCGACGAACCTGATCCGCACCGACCCGCCAAGTGACACCATCGGAAGAACACCACCGACGGGTCGGATGCGCGGTCTTTGACTGTCCTGCTCAAGCCGGAACTGGCTGATCGGCACATCCGTCTCCTGACCGAGAGCGTTGATCAGCGTCACCTGCGTGATCGCGTTGACTGGCGCGACAGGAAGAGTCTGCCCGGACCGGTCGCGCCACCCGGATCGCGTCCAGAGAAAATCTCGGGAAATCAGGACCTTGCCTGTCCGCGCTTCGATGGCGGCAATGGCCGCGCGCAAGAACCCCTTGATTACAGCATCCTGCAAACCGTCTTCGGCAAAGCCGCTTCCCTGACGCAGATGTGCTTTGAACTGATCAACCGGCAGAGCCGTATCAGGCAAAGTTGCCTCTTCGATCAACATCATGAATTCACTCCGTAAATTCCGCCTATCCGATACGGCCCTCGTGAATTGCACGGGCTGATTATCCAACATTGCTCGGCGTGGATCGCCCAGCAGGACAACTTGGAACGGCTATTATTGACACGCGCCAGGCATGAGGCCGGCGATCCGGCCTCATCTTGGGCGGAGGGTTCAGACGACGCCGAACTTCAACAGTTTGATGGCGGCGAAATCCGAAACATCTCCGCCGACGCGTTTGGTCGCGTAGAAAAGCACATGCGGCTTCGCGCTGAACGGATCGCGCAGCACACGCAGGTCAGGACGCTCGGCAATCGTATACCCGGCATTGAAATCGCCGAATGCGATCGAGAAACTGTCACTCTCGGCGTCAGGCATGTCTTCGGCCACGACAACCGCGTACCCCATCAGGCGTGCGGGCTCGGCCTGAGCCATGCCGTCAGACCACAGGAACCGGCCGTCTGCATCCTTGAGCTTGCGCACCATGCCGGCCGTACGGGAATTCATCACAAAGGTCGCATTCGCCCGGTACTGTGCGCCCAGCGCATAGATCAGATCGACGATAGCCTCGGCATCGCCGATCTCGCCATCGACCCCGGTTGCCACATAGCCGATGTTCCCCCAGGACCAGGACCCGTTATCGACAGTCGTGTGATCAAGGATGCCGCGCGGCTTATCTATCCCGTCGCCTTCAATGAATGCGGCCGCCTCGGCACGGGCGAATTTATCGGCAATACGCCCCGCCAGCCAGCCTTCGACGTCAAAAGCACTGTCGTCAAGCAGCCGCTGCGACGCCTTTGGCAATGCGCAGAGTTCATGCAGGGGGATCGAAATCCGGTCCAGCTGAGGACTCGCGGTTTCCGCGACAGCAGAGGTCTCGCTTGCCCATCCTGCGCCAATCTGGGCATGGTCCACCAGAACGTCGTATGTCGTCGCCTCGACATTGACCACAGAGGCGATCGATCGGATCGAGGCTGTCGAATACAGCACCGACTGGACACGTTCCGATGTCTGCGGGTCGACAAGATAGCCGCCGTCGCTGTTGACCACGGTAGACAGACCCTTGCTTTCGATTTCTAGACCGCGCAACGCGTCATCGTCGCCAGACCGCAGGTACGCGTTGAAAGCCTTGCAATGCGGGGCCCCCTGATCGGTAGACCCGGCAAGATGCGGACGCGCCGCCAGTTGTGATTTTCGATCCAGCATTGTCAGTCGCTCTTCCGTTTGTTTCAGTTTCGCTTCCATGGCGGATTGGAAACCGCCGAAGTCTTCGATGAATCCGGTCACCGCCCGTTTCAGCGCCAGAACCGGTGACAGATCTTCCCCGGCCCGAGCCTTTGTCTCGGTCTTGTTCATGCGAACATCCTCTTTTTCAATTTTCGGAAAGCAGCCTTACCGGCCTGCCAGCTCCAGTCGCGCCGCCTCGAAAGCAGCTGCCAGTTCACGCAGACTGTCATCCGCAGCAGGGTCTTCCCCCTTGCAGGCGACACGCGCGCTGGACAGCATCGGGAAAGTCACAAGCGAAACCTCCCAAAGCTCCAGTTCGGTCAGAAGCCTCTGGCCCCTGTCATCCTTCGTCGATCTGATGGTCCTGTACCCGATTGACAATCCGTCGATTGCCCCGGCTTCGATCAGGGCAGCGGCCTCACGCCCCCGCTGCGTGCAGTCAAGCAAGCGACCCTTGACCCAAAGCCCACGCCCGTCTTCCCGCACTTCGTCCCATACCCCGATAGGCTGCAAGGGATCATGCTGCCACAACATCTTCACCCGGTCTTCGGCCGCGCAGATCTTGCGGATGGTTTCGCTATAGGCGCCCTTCTGCACGATGTCGCCACTCTGGTCGGGCTCTCCGAACAGGCTGGCATATCCTTCGATCACCGACTTGTCACGAATTCGGATGCCGCCTCCGAACTTCTGGAATTTGTGCTCCAGTCCATACTCACTCTCCATGACGCCTTCCTCATTCTGTGTTTTCGTGAACTGTCTCACTGAGACGAGACGATGACAGATTGAAACGCCTGGGCGAGGATGACGGCAGCCACCCCGTAAACCGCCAACCAAAGACGTCTTTCGAGTCGCTCGATCAGTTCTTCCAGCCGATCCAGCCGCTTGTTCATGTTATCCTGATGGATCTGGCAAACCTTCTCGTGCGCGGCCAATTTCAGCCCCGGCGCACATTCGAAGGGCTCGTATTTTCTCCAGTTTTCACTCATCCCTCTCCCCTTCCGGCAATGCCGGCAGACCAAGCAAGGCGCGTTTTTCACCGTTGGTCAGGAAATCCGCATTGCTGACCCGTGCCCATTGCGCATCCCGTTCGGCGGCTAGTGCCGAGACCTGATCGAGATCGGGTTTCAAATCGAGAATCTCGGAGGTGAATTCCGACAACCAGTTGGACAGAACACTGCTGACTCGTGTCACCAACGGCAGCACGGTCAGACGAAAAAACGCCCGGTTCGCTTCCTGGTAATTGGCATAGGTCGCATCCCCCTGAATGCCGAGCAGCATGGGCGGCACCCCGAAAGCCAGCGCAATCTCGCGCGCCGCTGCTTCCTTGGTTTTCTGGAATTCCATATCGCTCGGGCTGAACCCCATCGGCTTCCAGTCCAGTCCACCTTCGAGCACCATCGGACGGCCCGCATTCCGCGCCCCCTGATAATTCGCCTCGATCTCTTCCGACAGGCGCTGGAACTGATCCTCTGCCATCGACCCGTAGCCATCCGTACTGCGATAGACCAAAGCCCCGCTCGGACGTGCCGCGTTATCAAGCAGCGATTTGGACCAGCGCGAGGCGCTGTTATGCACGTCAATCGCCATCGCAGCCGCCTGCATCGGCGACAAACCGTAATGATCGTCCTGCGGATGAAAGCTCTTCACGTGACAGATCGAAGAACCTGCCGCGCCCACATCGAACCTGTGTTTTCGCCCGCCCACCGAGTACTCGTAAGCGATGGGCCAGCCATCCGGTCCAGGTACCACCCGCATGCGATCCGATCTCAGCACATGCAGCTCAAGCGGAAGCCCCTCTTCCCCCAAAACGGCTTCGACATAGGCATTCCCGCTCAGCAGCAGCTGGCAGAACAGGGCTTCGAAAAGCTCAGCCCGGCCTTGCCCAAGGTTCGGTCGACGCACGAGATCCAGAACCGGGTGGCTTTCATAGCGCTGCGTGCAATCCTGAAGCACAAGCGGAATGGCCGAGGCCGCTTCGGCGATCAGCTTGATCGACCGAAATCCGACAGGGTTGCCGGCAAATCCGGTCCGGGTCAGTGAGACGGTATCCCGCGCGCTCCATGCGACGCGGCCGTTCGACTGGAACGCGACAACCGGCCCGGTGGCGCTGGCCTTTTGTTCCGGCGCGTCGCGCTCGCTTCCCTTCCGCAGGAAATCCAAAACCATCTCTGATGCTCCTTGGCTCAATCTCCGGCCGCCCTGCAAAGGCCGGTCCGGTTGCTTGGCATACTGAATAGCCGCCAAGTGCTAACGCCCGAAAAAGTGACCGTACGGTGGGGCTTCAGAGAATTCTGACGCGGGGACGGCGGTATTGGTTGGCGGGCGCGATCAGCAGCTCATGCACCGCCCAGACAAGCGCATCCACCCGATCCGGAGAGCCTTCTCCCTCGTAGCCGCGCGATGTCATGAGGCTCATCTGGTCTTCAAGCTCGCTGAGCCCCTCGGCATGCCGGACCCGCCCTTGCTCGTACAATGCGGCGACCGGCTCGGCTCGCGCGACCTTGCCGCGCGTCGCGTGCACGCCCTTGTAGGGAACCAGCGGATCCACCTGCCGGATCACCTCTTCAACCAGCTGTCCGCCCTGGTTGACCTCGGCGATCAGCTTTTCTGCCCCATGGGCATCCATCGCTGCAATTGCCGCGCAGGCCCATCCGACCGGTCCAACACCTTTGATCGTGCAATCGGCAAGGATATAGGCCCGCCAGTCCTCGGGTGGCCCCTGGACCTGCGCACCGGCAACGATGATCCCGCAGGCATCCGCTCTGGAGCCCGACGACACTGCCGGATCGACGGCAACAACGACACGGTCCAGCGGCGGCACCGACAAGCAGCGCGCCCGGTCAAGCATTTCGCCGGTCCACCATGCACCCTCGGTATCCGCGACCAGTACCCCGTCAAGCTCCTGCCGTCCAAGTCGCGTCCCGGCATAGCGTTCCCGCACCTCCGCAAGAAAGCTCTTGGCCAGATTGGCCCGGTTCGCCTCGGTCGCCGCCTGCGTCGTTACAGTCGACTTCAGCGCCATCAAATCCTTGAGAACGGGAACGTTTCTTGGCGTCGTGGTAACACAGACCCTCGGGTCCGAGCCCAACCGCAAAGCGAATTGCAACATATCCCATGTTGCTTGAGCCTTTTTCCACTTGGCAAGTTCGTCAGCCCAAGCCGCGTCGAACTGCGGCCCGCGAAGCCCGTCCGGATCATGCGCTGAAAAGAATTGGGCCTCGGCCCCGTTGGGCCAGACCAGCTTCCGCTCGCTCGCGCGCCACTCCGGCCTGCGATCCGGCGGCGAACAGGCCAGAATGCCGCTGTCTCCCATGACCATGACTTCACGCACCTGATCATAGGTCTCCCCCAAAAGTGCAATGCGTGACGCCTTACCTTTATCAAAGGGACGCGCGCCTTCCACCTGGCTGCGCACCCATTCGGCCCCCGCGCGGGTCTTGCCAGCGCCACGCCCGCCCAGCACCAGCCATGAGCGCCACTTGCCTTCCGGAGGTCTCTGATGGGGCAAAGCCCAGAAATCGAACAGGTATGGCAGCGCACAGATTTCCTGTTCGCTCAGTTCATTCAGAAATGTCTCCCAGACCTCTTTCGGCATAGATGCGAGCGAGTCTGCTCTCCACTTCTGCCCGGGCATCTTCGAGGTTGAGGAATTGCCCGGTTCGTTGACCTCCTGCGTCCTTTTCCAAATGCTCGACAAGGCTGATCTCCGTTTTCTGACAGATACGGATCAACCCTTCGATTGCCACGATCTGTTCTCTCATTCGTTCAAGACTCGAGAATTCCCCTTCCTGTAAGTTTTCCATGAGTATTTCTGCCTGTTGACGGACCCTACACACCGAGTCCCGAAGCGAGCGCAGGATCTGCGTCGCTTCAGACAGTCGTTTTTCTGAGGTCTTGTCGGTCAT